AGTGGGTACATTACCGTCTCCCTGTACAGTTTTAATTCCATCTCCCACCCCTCCAATTAAAGTAAAGGATGATGATCCCGTGGTTAAAGTGAGGGTGGTAACTACACTATGGTTTGTTACATATAATAAGCTATCTGCTATATTATATACTAACTTACCAATAGATAAGTTCTTACCCATAGCAGTAGTTGCGTTAGCAATCCGCAGTACCTCTGTAGGTGTTGCTTGTGAGAATCCTAAGTAACTCATTAGGACAATCCCCAGTATTAAGATTAGTTTTTTCATTGTTGTTTTATTAAAAAGTTATCGTATTGTTTAGTATCAAGAGTCAGTATTATCGTTTCTGTACCTGCGCCACTCCACTGCGTATTTTGTAAAATTCCTCCATTAAGGAAAACTAAAGATTTTGATGATATATTAAACCCAACAGCTATTGATACCTCAGCATCAGTTAGTTCCTTTTCAAATACATTGTTCCTATTAATAGCAACTCTGAGTGAATCGATAGAATCATTCGCCCGTAACATCTGGGTCATCAAAGCGTATTCTAAATGCTGATGGCTGAAAGATTCTTTTAAAGTATCCTTTCCAATTACAAACTCAACTTGGGATATATTTGTTGCATCCACCTTGAAGTAAACACTGTCGGGGACATTCCCATCGATTGAATCGGAGATTTGCCACCAAGGTACAGCATCACAGGAATCAGTTGCTGTACCTAATTCCTTTAACTGAGTAGAACCCATTAGTTGAACTTTTTCTACTCGTATAGTATCAGCTAAAATATTAAACTGAGCGTGTGCTCCCAGTCCTATAAATATGAAAACGATTAATATGAGTTTCTTCATTCCTTAATAGCTGTCCAATAAAAAGTACAATCGGCATTCGTAATTACCCTGAAACTTGCGGTAGTTATAGCAGATAATGAAAAGGTAACTGTATTTCCACGAGCATCTTGAGCCTTCCCCCCTATAGTATACCCTGGACTTAGTGGAGAACTTAATGAGATTGTAGTTGTAACCCTTGAGGTTAAAATGGCTATTCCTTGTCTTACTGCAACAGTTGCCCCTACAGTACCTGGAAGTAACCCCGATAGCCCATCGAACATACTTATATTTATAGCTTGGAAATCTATACCACAACCAAATCCTTGGTTAATTAAAACCAAAGAAGTAGTATCTCCCATTGCAATATCTTGAGCTAAGGATATAGTTCCCCTATAGCCACTCCATATTGCATTCACATAAAAAGGTTCATAAGTTAACAATGTCACCATTAATTCCCCATTATATAAAAGGCCTACCTCTAAAGGTATTTCTACTTTAGCTCCCCGCCTAAAAGTTTTACAGACTATTGAATACCTAATGTTTATATTAGTAGTAGGTTTTGTAAAAGTGAACCTGTTATAAACGGGGCTAGCCTGAGAGTTGATACTATATGCTACATCTTCTACGGGAAGGTTTAGCATAACCCCATATGGGAACTCTTTAGAGATTACTCTGGATAAAGTCATCCCCGCTAATACCCTACATTCTTCCATAGCTATGAGATTGGGATTGGGACTTCTACAGTAACTGGAGGAACGATATCCCCACTAGTTAAAGTGATAACCTTAGTTACCCCATTATACTTAAAGTGTTCCAATAACGAATTTATAGGTAAAAAATATACTAGGATACTTTGAATAATCCTCCTAGTGTTCTGTGTTAAAGTAGTTATGTTTAGTTGTGTTATTATAAAAGTGGGGTCTAGTACATCTATCTCTATACCTACGCAAGGGTAACAGTACCCATCGTGGTGTACATCCGTATCATCATGTGTTTCCCCACTATCATGTGTATAGTATGTAGAGAGAGTTGCTGTAACAGTACAGGTAGTACCCATTATCTTAAAGAAGTTCTGAAGGCTTTCTGTAGTTCCCCTGTTCCTATTAATAATTGCTATATTTTCTAAGAGAACACTATACCAATCTGTATCTTCAAAGGTATCGGGAGGGCTTCCCATATACTCTGCAATATAATCTAAGAACTGTAGCTGAGTTGTAGCAGAAGCCTGTAAGGTTTCCATGTTCTCTAGGTCAGTTACATACTGTTCCGATTCTGTTTGGAATATTTTTAAAAACCTTTCTAAAAGGCCTTCATCACTCACATCCACATAAGTATCATTATCCTTAAAGAAGTGAGGTAATGATTCAAAGAAAAACTGAACCAGTTTATCAGTTGCAATAGCAACGGGAGTTCCAGGATTTGTTATTGCCATTATATAGAAACGTAAGTTTGTTGAACGTTGATAGTGAAATCGTCTGGGCCTATAATTGGGATTGATAAGTCATTTAAATTGATATCTTGGTTGTAAGGGTATACTACGAATGCCCAAGTATCGTCCTGTACCATGTCTGCGCAACTGGTTATAGTGACATTTAATAGATCCCCTACACTAGTTTCTGTAGTACCTGCAGCCATCTTAACTAAGAAATTTCCTTCCTTATAAATAAAGTAAGGTTCTAACGCATCCCCTGCTGGGTCATACTTAACGGACCAGTTAGTTTCTATGGTAGAAGCAGCAAGTACAACTATAGAATATTCCATTGCTGCAGCTGGGTTCGAAGGCCTTAGATAAGGCTGAGCATAAATGGAATCTAGGCTAAGGTAATCTACTTCTGTTATATTATCTATGGCTGCGATTATATCGGATAGCCTTATATCTTGGTTAATAGTAGAAGTGTAAGGATTATATAATTCTTGTAAAGCCTCATAGGTTTTTGTAGAAATAACTGAAGCTAAAGCTCTGAACCTTCCGACTATTGATACTTCTCCACGGATATGTGTTTCCCCAGAAGGATAGCAAGCAAGTTCTATAGTCATTAAAGACCTAGCCTCTACAAAAGTTTTAGTAGCGTCTAGTATGGATTGGGGTGGGTTTCCACCTCCATGAGATACTAAGTACATTTCTACTCTTGCTCCACAGTCCCATACTACTCTAGCAGCTCGAATATCTGAAGATAGGATTGCTACATCTTCATAGTCTTTCTTTGTTACTGCTCGGTTCAAGGTCCTTAGAGCGATGGGAATGGCTCTTCTGATTTCTTCAATTCCTTCGATCTCACGACCCCCATAGCCGTCACCAGCATTGGTAACAGATAAGTGGTCTATGCTTGGAGTTACTAATGTAGTATCGATAGTAGTTATAGTGTCTTTAGAAGCATTACCTTCAGGACCTTCCGTACTTTGGTAATCAGCATAGATAACCTGAGCAGATACTGGAATCGCTCCATTTACTCCATCCCCAAACTCTACATACATAGCTCCATCCTCGAGCATCTTAACCACACAATGCTTATCAGTTGCAGCAGAGAACCCGAAGGATTCTACTAGTTCCCAATTAACAGAGTTAACGGTAATCACTAAAGAACTATCCCTATAAGATGTAGGTAAAGCGAATGATTGGCTAACTGTACCGTCTGAGCTACCTAAGCTCTCAGCTAAAACCTCTACATATTGAACTACAGCTATTACAGTAGTAGAGTAACCCTCCCGAAATACTTGGTCATGTTGAGTTACCCACTTATTCCCATTAATATCTGATAAGATTGTTCCAGCATCTATCGTGAAAGCTGTTGGAGCTACTATCTCTACATTAGAAACATTTTCTGCAGTGAAAGTTACAGTAGCATGTGATGCAGTCCTTGCCTTCCCATTATAGTTAACTAATTTTGCTAACTTAATGACAGAGGATAGCCTTCTGGCAGTAGGTAAGAAAAGTTCTCTAGCTGTGATATCGATATAATAGTTGATCATCTCGGCTATTCCTGCAAACATATCTCCGATCACTATTAGTAAGTTACTGGGGCTACGGTCTGTTAGCTCGGGTACTTGGGTATCCAAGGCCCTTAAGATGGAAGCTTTAATATATGAATAGCTACGGTCAATGTATGTTACCCAAGGATTGCTCATGTCTGTAATGTATAGTTATATATGGTTTGTGTTTCCTTAATCAAAGCTTTTATGTTTATCTCTAGCCCATCCCCATCATCGTTCTTTATTACCTCAACTTCCTGTACAACTATTCGGGTTTCCCAAGTCCTTATGGCTCTAATTATGTATTGTTGAATAGATACTAAAACTCGGTCACTGTTTGGGGAACTAACTAACTGCCCTAAGATCGAACCAAAAGTATATATAAAATGGCGTTTAGAATATTCCCAAGATAAGATAGTCCGAATAGAAGAATCTATAGAGTCTTCTAAGGCGGGCTCCACGGGGGCTCCACTGCTCAAAGCTATGGGAAAGTATAAACCGTATATGTTTTCGAATGCTGCCATTTATATTATATAAGTATTGCTTGTAAATCTATGGGTAAATCTTAGGATGTACCATATTTTAATAATGCAAATGTATAAATAGTTAACCAGACTAATTGTAGAGGTGCTTAGGGATAATCCTAATAAACTTAAGTTATTAAGTATATGGAATACTACTATAATATATACTTAAGACCAATCGGTTAAGAAATCCTTTAGAGAAAGTTTCCATTTTTCTAACCCAATATCAGGGGGAACGCTAGTAGTACCTATCTCAGGTACTTGGGCTATCGATAAAATGTTCTTACTGTACATAAATAGGTGGTGTTGGAGTTTTTTTAGAATCTTCTTTAGTTCTTCTGCTTGGGTTAAGTGGTTCCCACCGTTCACTAGAATTTCTTTACCCTTAACCTCTAACTTTGTTCCATCCTTATTCTCCAGTACTATAGATGTATCTTCATCCTTAACACTTATCTTATTCCCGTCTGGAGTTTCTACTTGAATAGAGAGATCAGAGTCTTTTAGTAAAACCTTAATCCCGCCGGGGGTTATAAATCCGTATGTATCTAGTTCCTTAAAATCTTCAGGCTTTTCATCTGTAGCAAAGTAGCTGTGTTCCCAAAGGGGGTATCTTGGATGCCCATGTCTAAAGGTTACCCAAACAGTATCCCCAACTTTGGGTATTACCTGAACTCCATACCCCTTACCCGAAAAACTACCTTTCGGTAAAGCCCAGATCAGAGAGCCTGTAGTACCCAGAACTTCTGGGATATATAGTAAAAGATGGTTAAGCTCTAGGGGGTCTTCTATACTCTTCACAAAACCAGAGTATACTCCATAAAAACGGCCAAACCGTTCTATACCACTTTCTCGTATTGTACCTAAACCTTCCATTTATTCTTCAGCTACTTGACCTATGAAAGCTCCTGGGGCTGCGGTCGATTCACCGGGGAGTATATCTTTATTAGCATTAATAGTAGGTAGCCCTGGTATAGGAGCCATAGGAGTTATATTGTTAAAGCTACCTTGATACCATCTCTCCATGTCCGTAACCGAGAAAGAAGCATTGTACTCTTCGGCTACATAGGGTTTACTTTCCTCTAAGAAGTCAGCTATGTATTCTTCTTGTTTCTGTTTAAACTTTTGTGTATTTGATTTATATTCTACTGGGACCTTACCCCCCACAAAACTTGTCAAATACTTACCGCCCTGGATATTGTGACTACAAGTTGTACAATGATATTTACCAGCAGCCATGTCCCCTAAACCTCTAATATTAAAATTAAACCCCACTGTTAAAGTAGGTAATCCCTCTATAGAAACTTTCCCCTGTAGTGAATTAAAAAACAAATCTAACAAACCCGATTGAGCCGAGTTTAGAGCTGCAGTATTACTGATAGCGGAAGTACGTTGGATAGTTAATGGTACCAGGTTAACTGTATCAACAGCCCTAGCTTTCTTAACTTCTACTTGGTATTCCTTAGCACTCCTAGCAGCTAACTCTTCTCTAGAAAATAACCTTGTACCATTATACCGAGGATCATCTGGAGAAAAATCTTGGGGTAAATCCTTAGCAACAAAGGGACCATAGAAAGGCCACCCTTTCTTTTGTTTAGCCCTATCATTGGGAAAAAAAGTATCCCTCCATTCCTTATATTCAGCAGCCCACCTTTTTACAACTTCTACGTCTGCAGGTATAAGTTTTTCAGAACCTTCAGGTTTATAGAAAAAGTCATTATTTACTTTTACTAAAGTATATGTAGTTTCTATAGTTTCATCCTCAACATCCTTTATTAAACCGGGAACTTTCGTAGGTAAATCAATACCACTATAGATAGATGCATCAGTAGTCTTACTTAAAGGGTCTACCGTAGTTGTCACTACGTTAACTCCAGCGTTTGTTCCAGAAGCCTTAGCTAAATTAATAGAGATCAAAAATGTAGATTTAAACCCAGGCCTAGTGTCTACCGTGAATAAAGGAGTAGCATCTAAGTTAGGAGCCTTTAAACTTAAAGCATCATCTCGAGTATCTACGAAATGCCCCTTTAGGAATTGTAAAGCGAAAGCCGTTAATACAGCTTTTATACTGTCTGATAAAGAGTCTCGGGTAACCCCAAATAACTTTTCAAAAAGCTTGTTTAAATTATCGGGGGTTTCACCAACCCTTGCTGCTGCTGCTTCTGTTACTAATTTACCATCCCGACCATACAACCCATATCTACCATATATCTCTGGCCCACTTGGACTAACTAGAGATTCCTTAGCCCAAGGTTGAAGGTCTATAGTAGTTACTACGGGCTCTCCCGTAGAAATATCCCTAGTATACCTTACTATTCGCCTAGTACCTTCAGTGTCAGTCCATTCATACTCTATAGCTAAATCTGCTAAAGCTTCTTCGACGGAATTCCAACCCCCACCATTCTCACTTATATAATCAGCCTTTGATACAAAGGAGACCCTCAAAGTATACCCCTTAGAATCATAAGAAGAAGAAATAGCATCTACAGCTATAAGCCTAGTGGGAGATAACTGACTCATGTACCCCCACTTAACCCCATAGAAAGTACCTGGCTCGAATAACCGTAAGCTAAAGGGTATTTCTTGGTTAAAACTAAACAAGAGGAACCCCTTATCCTTATCTTTTTCGGAATACTTGTAACTAAAGCTCACAAGAGAGGTCTGGCAAATATTTACCTTACCCAATAGTACTTCTGTACCATTGAGATAGAATAATTTTACTATAGGAGTCCTAACCAAAATTCGGAAGTTTTAATTCGGTACCCGTAACTAAGGCCAGGGGGTCAGATAAGATGTTCCACTCAGAGATAGCAAACCAATACGCTGAGTTTGAGTATTTATCCTCTGCTATACTAAATAAAGTATCATCATCCTTGATAGTGTAACTAGTCTCTGATAAAACGGGTCCAAGCAAAGTCGGGTTTAAGGTACTAAAGACCGCTTTAGTACCATCTGCATAAACTAATATGTAACCATCATTATATATCATTAGTACTGTCTTATTTCTTCATGTGTTAACTGGTGATCAGTTATCCTCTTCATAGTTATAACCTGAGTAGCGTGAATAGGCCATAGGTGGTAAGGTTGGGTTATAGACCGTTTAGCAATTATGTTCGCAGAGGTAGAAAGGGGATCTGCCGAGAATAGGAACCCTGCCTGGTTTGGTAACCTCTTATGTTTCATAAAAGTTCTCATAGTATATGGGGCCTTAGTAACCACAAAACTATGGTCCCTAAAAAGTCTATTAGTTTCACCCCAGTAAACCTTAACCTCTGGTGGTCCCTGACTCCAACCGTCTGCTTTACAGAGAGATTCTATAAATCTACATTTCTCAATAACAGGCTCATTAAGATACCCATACCAATCTATTTTTATTGTAAGGGTATCCTCAGAACCTCCAAAATGGTAAGGAGGATTATTAGCTCCAACTACCTTTATAGGATTAATACTAGATACGGGAGAGTATGTTAATACGGTTGGGATAAAATCTACACTTATATGGCCAGCCATATGGGTAGGAGTTCTGTTCAACCATTCTTCATCCATTATTACTATGGTAATGGGCTTAGTGTTAACCCCTGCACTATCCCCAGAAGCTACGGGAGCTTGTTGAGGACCCCCGACACTCTGTATATCTTGGCTACCTGCTATCACATGGCCAGGAGGAGAAAATCTACCTACTAAAGCAAATAACCTTAATGGGAGAGCACCACACGCTAATTGGCTTAGTATGGGGTTCCTAAATAAATGAGGTCTTCTTATTCTAGGTGGGTTATATGGATTCATGGTTATTATTTAATAACTTGTTCCCCAAAAAAAGTGGGGGATACGGATATACCGGATTCTGAAAATACGTATTGGAGGAGTTCATTTGGGTCTCCCCTTTCAATCATAGCTAATAGTGCTTCTTGAGTTATTAGGTTATCTTCTCTTGCTAAAGTTAGATTACCTAAAATGGATGATAAAAGGTCCTCGATAGTTTTACCCTGAACCATAGCGAATAGTTCTTTATTAATGGGTTTATTCTTATCATCTAATTTACGGCTATTTTCTTCAACAGCAGCTGTATTACCCGTTAGAGCATGCCATATATCGGGTAAAAATGGGGCAATTGTAGTTAAAGCAATAATACCTAAGCCTACAGGACCTCCCAAGAAACCCATTATTCCTCTACCTGCCATACTTATTCCCCGGAGAAGTGGGGAAGCTTTCTTTAAAGTAGAAGTTAACCCCTTAACTCCTAATGTAAGGGGTTTAATAGGAAAAACTCCCCCCCGAGCAGTATTTACTTTTGAGTTTCCCCTAAATCCGATGGGGTAACCTGGGCCTGCTCTCATATTCCTAGATTGACCCCCACCCGTATTAACTGATCTTTGGGTATTAGAATAAGCTCCTCTTGCTCCCATCATCAAGGGCAAAGTACTAATCGTTCCAGCTTTTGCTAGATTATATCCACCCATCCCCATGAAACCCATAGCAATACCAGTAGCAGCTTTCATACCACCAATCGATACCGTTAAGGTTTTCATAGCATAGGCTACTGATAAGATAGCAGCTTTAATTCCCCAAATAACAGTAGTTACTGCAGCAATACTGAATACAGCGCTAGACATAAATTTACCCACAGGAGTTTTAATAAAGTCTGTTACTAAAGCAAGTACTTGTTTTAACCCGTTCATTAGAGGGATTAACCCTTTACCCGCAGCTTCTGCAAATGCTACTTTTAAACCTTTCCAGGTTGATTCTAATTGTAAGGAAGCTCCCTGAAGGTTGTCCATCATTATCTTCATCTTCTCAGCAGCAGTTCCACCAATTTGTTTTTCGTCAGATAACATGGCTACAAAACCACCCGCCTGTTCTAAGTTTCTTGCAATGGTAGCAGCCCCTCTAACCCCCCTAACTCCAAAGATTTGTCTGAATATGGCTTGTGTTTCAATGGGGTCCATCCCTTTCATAGCCTCATTCATCATACCAAGGATTTCAACCATTGGTTTAAATTTACCCGCTGCAGTGGTAACGTCGGTCCTACCCAGCCCCATAGATGCCCAAGCTTCCCTAGCCTTCTTAGAGGCATTACCTGTAAGTGATCTAGCCAAGTACCTATACATATTTTCTAATGCGGTACCAGCCATTGAGCTTTGAATACCTGCGTTACCCAAGGACATTAATAGACCTATTGTTTCTTGTACTGGTATCTGTAGGTTCCTAGATGTGGCAGCAACATATCGGATTGAGTTTCCTAGGTCGAGTAATGATACGTTCGCATTAGTGGTTGCAGCTACGAGTACATCGGACATTTCAGCAGACCTATTTGCTTCCCACCCAAAGGCTTTTAAAGCATTGGTCATAATATCTGCACCGCCCATCTTACCTCCAAGAGTTGTCATAGTCGCTCCCGATAAGTTAGTGGCTGCAGTCATAGTCTTTTGAATAGTGAGAGCGTCCTGCCCTGCCATCGCCATAAAACGCATACCCGATGCAATATCTTCTGGCATAAACATAGTCTCACGACCTAACCCTATTGCTAAAGTTTTAAGATTAGCCATCTGAACGTTGGTAGCTTCAGTAATAGCTTCAACTCCTTTCATTACATAAAGGAATTCTGCTCCCTCCATTGCTGCTCGATACATACCCACTGTAGCAGCAGCCCCTGCAGCTGCAACTCCCAGAGCTACATTCCTAGCTGCTCTAAGGTTTTCTTGAAAAGCATTGAACTCGTCCTTATACCCTTTTAAAGCACTGCTCATTTGTTTAGCAGGACCCGTAAATTGGTCGTTAAGATAAAACCTTACTCCTAAGGCTATTTGTCCAGAATTACTAGAGCTTCCTAATAGCATAACTTTTAAATGTACAAGTCTGATCTACCCCATACAAATCTGGGGTCCCTAATTGGGGCCCCAGAAATAAGAATGGACAGGATATTAACCAAAATCTTCGATGTTTTTATCGTTTTGTGCTGTTGCGTACTTATTGAATTTCTCCCGTGATGATGTTGGTAATTCCCTGAACTCTGTCCAAGTCATATGTAACCCCATCTGGGATACAAACCAATATTGCCATTCTAAATCTTCACGGGATAGTAAAAATCCTTTATGCCAATTATGGGTAAATCGGCACTAGCTCCATCTGCGGGGTTTACTATAGTTGTATTTCCCTCTACTGGAGGATCCACTATATCAACCTTATTCCTGATCTCCATCATATCTCTTGACGAAAATACCTGAAAGTTCTTTACGGTTACCATCTTAGAACCGTCATCTACTTTAAAGGCTCTAGCAACTAATTGTTTATTAATGGACCTTTCCATAGGTTTAACCCCTAATAGGTATTTCTCACCAACTCCATCTAAGAGGCCGAAAGATACTACCTTACCAGAAGTTAAGGTAAAAGTTACTTCCTTTTCCTTATTATCATAAGGAGGAATCATATCTGAGCAATAGTCTTCATCTCCCAGCTTAGGGAAAGGCTTAGAGTAATCCCAAACGTAATCCTTTAAGTCAACTTCATATTCTATTGGTTCATCCTGTTCAGGCCAATTATAACTGAATATGAGTTTATCACTTAAAGAGAATATTCGAGATTTGAAAAGGATTATGTACTTATCTCTAAGTAATAATTCCTCTACATCTTTTAGAGTTAATCTCTTTTCGTTTGGACCAGATATTATAATGGCTGCTATGTATCTGTTTAATACTGTAGCTTCATCTACATCTAGTTTAGAGAGCAGATCATCATCTGCCCCCGTTTGTTCTCTAATGATGTATTCGTCACCAGTAGGAACATTGATTTTTTGTTGGTTCATGTGGGTGGGGGTATTATTATATTGGAATGTTCTGTGAAACAAAGTCTACGGCCAGTTCGACCGATTCAATGGTATTCGCAGAATCTGTTGCGCTAAATTCTCTACCATTTATTGTAGCAGGCCAAGCTCCAGAAATATACCAAGTATCAAGGGCAGTCTGACCATCGTTAGCCAATTCGTCTACTTGTAGTACTCTTTTATATGTTGCGGGATCTCCTCCAGCTTGGGTTAAGGGGTCCTGGGCTAATCTTGCCCATTCCCAAAATTCTCCAGATACAGAGGATGTACTAGCTGCCATTATTCTTTGCAAGGTAACATTACCTGGCTTCACCATACCAGCAGTCTTTAGTACGGTATTACCAAACCCATGTTCTACGGGTTCGATTTCATTATCACCAAGAGTTATTTCTTGGACGGCAAAAGGTTCTAGTTGGGGTAACGTTAAGAAGGTTACTCTAAACTTGAATTTTTTCCTTGGATTTCGTATAGCCATTATATTAAGTGTTTAATGATTTCTAAATAAGTTTATTATTCGAACTCTACTGAGTTACGAGTAAGGATGATATTAAGGGTAATAACCTTCATCGGGGAAACTGTTTTAACCTGAAGTTGGATAAGGTATTCTCCTGCAGCTACGTCGTCGGCATCATTGATCACTAGATCATCTAAGTCTGTTACAAATTGATCTCCGTCCCATTCATATTCAAAGATAGCATTATCGTTTATTAAACCATCTAAGAAAGGTTTAACTGTATAATACATACTTTTCCATGTAGCGAAAGTATTGGGGTCTCCTAAGAAACTTTCTAGTGAAGGTTGGAGAGACTTGATCATATAAAGCTCTAGGAATATGATAGAGAGGAATTTCTCTGGGGATGTAGCTTCTGCCATAGAATAAAAGTCCCAAAGCATAACCCTATTGTTACGATTAATAACCATGTTAACACTACCTTGTGCTAAAGTATTAAGGTCAGCAAACATAGCCGAAGACCCAAAGTTATTAACTACCCCTAAGGCTGTTGGGAAATTACCCCTAATATAGTTAGTAGGTTCGTACCAAGGCCCATAAGTATTATGTGAAGATGCGATAACCCCTAAAAGTTCACCCATTGCTTGTATACTTTTAACCCCACCAAGAGTTGGGTCAGTAACCTTAATACCACCACTAATTATACCTGTGTATTTAGTAGCAGCGAACCCACTGATCTCTCCTAAGATGGTTGTATCTGTAACAAGGGTATTACTTACGTGTTGTAGATATATTATATCTTCTCTTAGTATTGCATAGACTGAGCCCATCGCATATAGCCCTGCAAAAGCTGTTTCGTTTTTATGGGGAATAGCTAAGATTGTTCCGTCGTCATAGTCGTCAAAGGCACGGATACCAGTTTTGGTTGCTTCTAGTCCTGTGTAATCGGTAATATCTGGAGCTGCTCCATCTAGGCCACCTGTAAAGGTTTTAGACCCGTTAACTGGGATGAGACTTCCTGATAGTGCAGAGATATCCTTGTAAACTACATCTACTAATAAAGAGTTATCGGCTATCGCTTTAAGATATGTACAAGCCCCAACAGCTGTACCACCCACGTCACAAACCAATTCGTCATAAGTTTCTGAAGTACCGGCAGTAACATCATTAATAACTACTTTGAAATATCCGGAAGTTCCACTGGTTGCAGCAGAAACTACAGCAGTAAAATCATTATAATAAAGACCCACTCCCTTTGTAGTAAAAGCGAAAAGGTCTGCTGGAGCAGAGGTTACAAAAGTTCCCCCAGTTGCAATCGCAGCTACTCCCTCTTCTACTACTTTACATACTCTTAAGGTTGCCCCAGCTTGGATTGCTAATTTACAATGTAGAGGAAAATCATTACCAGAAGTTAATCCCCCATAAAGTACCTGAAATCGGGTCCAGCTCTTTATTAAATCTTGGGGTTCATTTGCAATACCATATTCTGTTTCCCCTGCAACATATACGATGCCCGTTGCTGGAGCATCTACTGATTGTGCCTGGTTTATAACGTTTATATTAACCTGACCTGTGTCTTTTGCCATGATCTGAAATATTTATTTATGTTTATTTTAAAGTCCTTATGAAACAATTACTCCGAAACTACCCTGGACACCCAATAACCTATCCTCTATAGTAGCATTTAATGTGATTAAACTGACTGGTGCGATTCCCGCAGCGGGGATAGTTACTTGCTTAATTATATCTACCCATTGGATATCTGGAACTTCATACCTATAGTTATATTCTAAGATCCCATCCTCAGAATCTATTAAGCTTTGAAACGAGTCTAGGTTAACTTGAAAGTGGTCCGTCGCATCATTATAATAAACTAGGCTACCCATCAAAGGAATAGCTCTGTGGATGATATCCATTAGGATCCTAAGCTGTTCCTGAGTCTTAGTTGAAACCCTGCAATCTAGGAACAAATCATAGGTTCTGCTATCATAACTATATAAATCGTACTTGTTAGTTGCAGGGTTCAGTACTGGTTGTGGGGTTGTATCAAACCCAACATCCCCTGGAAGGAAGGCAGAAGTCTGTAAGGTTATTCGAGGTAAAGCTTTATAACCCCGATCTTGTGGGTTAGCTGTACCGAATACCTCAATAGCAAAACCTTTTGTTCCTTCTGCTATAGTTTTTAAAGCTAATAAGTATGCATCGTATCCTGCGTCAGTGTTTGGGAAAGCTGTAGTATCTGAAATGTCAGGGGTATATCCTTCTGATACTAACAGTAAACGGATAGCTTCAAAGAATGACCTTTCTATGGTTTGTTGGATTACTGACATTATTTAACGTATCTACGGTTTTTAGTACGGATATGGATTCCCATCTTACCTAGCCTTTTACCAATTGCTCCTGTCATATTAGCTAGAACTTGTTTCTTTCCCCCAGTATATTCAAAGGCTGCTCCCCATAGAGGTCTTGCGGGTTGTTTACTAGAACCACCCTTACGACCCCTTTCAAATATAAGGGCATACTGGCCTACCGACATGGGGTTCTTACCCTTACCACTTACAGGAACGAAACTGGCATCACCCTTACCTAACATAAGGGAAACTACGTAGCCCTTTGCAATTATCCGAGTGTTCTTTATAGCATTTAGGTAATAGCCATGTTTAATACCTATCCCCTTACCACTTTTATAAGCTCCACTATGGGCAGGCCAATTAGCTTTTATTTTAGAACCCCCAGATTCTAAGCCAGCAATTAAGTTCTTTCTGTTAGCCGTAAGAAAATCTCTTTCGGCTTTTGCTATATCTCTTTTTATACCCCGATTAAAGGTACCACCCTTAAAGTATTTCATAAGGGTATCGAACTTCTTCCACTCTCCCTCTAGTTTTACTTCTAGGTTTAGGCTGGGAGTTTGGAGAGGCCCCATCCCATGCCCAGAATTTATAGAAGCGTAACCCATTAGACTATACCTGTATCAGATGTTTTACGTTTAAGGATTAGTATACTGTATAAAGGAGTGGTTTTGTCTTGAGCTGCTGGAGTATCCCCAGAGTCTTCGTATTCTAATCCATTTACTAAAAAGATATCCTGGCCTTTAGTATAGTCTAAGACCTTATTACTATTTAACCAGCTGTTAGCTGTTAGGTAAGCATTGTTTAATAGTAAGTAACAGTATTCCTTATCTATAGCACCAGCTTGTGTCTCATCACTAGTGGGCCACACCCTAAAATCATTATATGAAACTAGGCATAAGAGACTCCTAGAAGCATAGGTCTTGGTTTCACCCTCGTTGTAACGGGGTAGACTTTTGGTAACATGTTTCCAAGTTACAGTCTGTTGACCTACCTCACTATTGAAAGTGGCTAAGTCCGTTGCAAATTGGGTCCATTCAGCTGCGGATATCATTCTGCGGGTCTTTCTACTGTACCTGGAGTTATTGGGTATTGGTCTTGGTAAGAATAATCACTAGCCCTAATAACCTTCATAGGGATTATAGGTTTATCCTTACAGCCCGAGATATGTACTGCTAATCTGTTTGCTAATGAACATATCTGGGATTGGATCTCTTCCCATAAACCCTCTCTATTAAATAGAGCAGTGTAAACCTTAGAAAGACTAGAGGATGCTGAAGCAGCATCGTGTCTTTCTACATTTACAGGGCCTGTTTCAATTTTCTTTATGGCCCCCGACATTACACCCGAACTAGAACTAGACCCAGCCTCAGTTGTGGCTGTTACAGACGCAGCATTACTAATTATCTGTTGTGTTGCTGCATTGTTTACCAAGTCTCGTACGACTAGATACGCTATTAACAATCTAGCTAAATAGGGCCATTCGGATTCAACCTCAGCGTTAGCTTCAGTTATATCCATAGCCTCATATAACAAGAACTGCCATTTCTGTTGATGTAATTCAAAGACAGTATCATCAACAGTAATAGGGGATAAAATCCCATTTAAAATAGCACGTATAGTTGGAATTGCCATTTGCTTTTATTTAGTCAGCGTATTCACCTTCAATGGATAAGAGGAATTCTAGGCAGTCTGCCTTAGTCTTTTTCTTATCTGCTTCAACTACATGGTCCTCATCGATAAAGTCGAATTCAGCCATTAACTCATTACGGGTTAGTTCACCTAATTTCTCTGCCCGAGTTGGTTCTGGAGGTTTAGGGGGTTCAGGAGGAGCTACAATTACAGCGTCCTTAATAATCATTACATGGCCACCCCTTATGGCTCTTTTTAGAATCCAGGAATGTGGACCTTTTGGTAAGTCCTTTACTTCTCCCTTAGCTAGTGTTAACTTAGATACAGGATCAGAAAAACTTGTAGCGGATTTTCCTAATGTTACTTGTGGCATAATTATGAATTTAGTTTTTAAATAAAAATGTGATACCAGAATGCTTTTTGGTGTACTTAGGGAGAATCCCATGGCACTTAAGTATAGTAACTTATAGATTACTAATACTTTATAAACTTAAACGATAAGAGCTGAGCGGTAAGCCCAGCTCTTTCGCCTTTATTAACCCAAAAAAGTAATTAAACTATGTCATGGTTACCAGTTGAGCAGCGGCATAATCAAGCTGATCTGGAATGGGATATGCTGTAATATTCTTGGACTGATCCTGAATAAGGCAAGCATCTGTAAATAACTTGGCAAAACCAAGAGTAAAGGAAGCATACCAGGCCTGTGATTGGTTAGAAACAATCCTTTCAGATTCAACCATCATAGGTACGGCATTAAGTTTTAAAAGAGCAGCAGTAGGATCTACGATCAAATGCTGGTTCGTTGGAATTGCACCGTGAATATAGTAATCAGATCCTTGAGGAAGTGGCATCTTCACGTTAAGCTTGTATTCAGCGGAAGCAGTATTAGCTGAAGCGCTAAATTCAGTTAGGTCCATTGTATCTAGAGCCATATCTTCCCCACCTACGAATAGCTTAGGAGTACGACCGATTTTAGATAACCTAATCCATAATTTCAGGATGTCACGGAAAGTAAGAGTGTTTGGAACAGCAATCCCTATTACGGGAGCAGCTTCAGAGCCATCTGTTTGTTCACCGTTAATTAGGGTATCGATTGCTAAAGAATCTACTCCTAAGCCCATCTTCATTCCGAAATCCTGGAAATAAATGGATACTACATTAAGGTTTACATAACGAAGAACCTCATCAACAACTTTAATACCACGTCCAAATTTATGGATGTCAAAACTCTTTGACTGGTAACTTAAAGTTCCAACTGGAATAGTCTCGCCTTCACCCACTCTTCGTGGAGTAGCATCGGACATATTAACAGAAGGAAGAATTTGCTGTAGGCCATTTGTTTGTTCTTCTGACGCGATTAGCGATGGCCAAATTGGAGCTTGTCTATAACCCAAACGCAAAGAGTCACGGAATATCTCGGGGATAAGCCAGCGAACATCTTCGTCGGGGGTTGTAAATAAGTTTTCAATTGTGTCGAACGCAGGGTCTACCCCTACAGTTCTATAGAAATCGTCTATTCCCAAGCTAAGCTGGCTTTTTACGATTTCTGCGAAGGTAACATCAGTGGGCTTATTCTTATCCTTACGGATACTTTCAGCTAACTTTACAAGCTTCTTAAGCTTATTGGTATCACCATCCTGAAATGCTGTGAATTTATCAATATTCATGTTTGTGAATTTACAAGTGAATTAATCAGTTTATTTATAAGCAAATTAAAAGCTAGGTTTCCCTAGTCTTTAATCAAAACTCTTATGATGGTTCCAGCAGCGGCAGCTGCATCTAAAGCCCAACCCCAGATACGTCCTACCCAACCAGCAGCAACGTTCGGTGTAGTCGCAACGTTAGTTCCAGCAAGTGTAAGTGTAACGTTAGTTA